TCGAAACATAAAAGGGGCAGCAAATGCTTCTTCAAATGCTACTAAAAACTTTTCTAAAATGGCACAAGGCACAGGAGGCCTTGTAGCTGCTTATGCAACTCTTGCTGCAAATATCTTTGCAATTTCTGCTGCTTATAACTTCTTAAAGAAAGCCGGTGATATGCGTGTAATGCAAGAGGGGCAAGCATTATATGCTTCCAAGACCGGATTTTCTTTACAAGTACTAACTAACCAGCTACAAGGCGCAACTCAAGGATTATTAAAATATAGTGATGCTGCTCAAGGTGCAGCAATAGGTACTGCTGCGGGGTTAAGCGGAGCCCAGTTAACCGGACTAGCCGAAGCAGCTTCAAATGTTTCGAAAGCTTTAGGACGAGATTTAACAGATTCTTATAATCGTTTAATTCGTGGTGCTACTAAAGCCGAGCCAGAATTATTAGATGAATTAGGCATTATTTTAAGACTAGATACAGCTGCAGCAAAGTATGCGGCTACTTTGGGTAAAACCGCTTCTGAATTAACAGCTTTTGAAAGAACACAAGCAGTAACAAATGAAATTTTAGAGCAATCCAACGAAAAATTTAAAGATTTTGAAGGCATTGATGTTAGTGGTATAGAACGTTTAGCCAAAGCGTTTGATGATGTAGTTAGAAAAATAATGAGTATTATCGAACCCTTATCTCACTTTATTGGAAATGTTATGTCAGATAATGTGGGGGCTTTATCAGCGGCTTTTGCGGGCTTAGGTGTAGGTATTGTTAGGAGTATAACTCCGGCAATGCCTAGTTTACAAGGAGTAGATACTTCGACCCAGGGAATCGCACAGCGTATGGAGGCATTCAACCCAGGTGGAAAAACCGGAAAGCGTATCTCGGCTGCAGCACAAGGAAAAGGAGATTTAACGAAAAGGGATGTGCAGAGATTCGAAGCAGCTATAGGCAAGAAAAAATCAATAGTATTGGATTTTGAGAGAACGAGCCAAAGAGAGGCTATGAGAACCGCCGAACTTGCTAAATTAGCTATAGCGAAACAAGAATTGGCCACTAAAACCGGTTTAGCTAGAATGGGGGCTGCTTGGGATATCTACTGGGGAACTTTAATAGCTGAACATGGTAGAACTATGGGAATTATGAAAGGAATAACCATGGGGTTTACCTCAGCCGTTGGCAAGCTCATGGGTTTAGCAGGTTGGGTAGGCGTAATCATGTCCGCTGGAGTGGCTTTAAAAGGATTATATGACAAAATATATGTATCTGAAGAGCGGTTAAGAAAAAGACGAGTAATAAAAACTATAACTGACGATATTGAAAAACAGTCAAAAGCCCTAGATGATACTAGAGCGTCTATATTTGAATCAGGCAATGCTTTTGATCAGTTAGCAGCAAGAATGGCAAGTGCCGCGCAAGCAGATTTCAGAAAACCACTTTTAGCTATTGGTAGAATAAAAATAGTTACTGAAGAAGCAACAAAAAAAATGCAGACGATGGCCACTGCACAGGCACAAGCCTTGAAGGACATGGGTAAAGATGCAACATTATGGGAGAAGTTTCTGGCCATCTTAGGAAGCGTTCCTATGGGACTTCCTGGACCAGGTGGAGCAACACCCGGTTTCCCTGCACCAATAGAGCAGAGTACAATTGATGCAAATGAGGAGTTTAACTCTAGAGTAGAGCATATTAAAGGCTTTATTCCTATTTTACAAGCTATGCAAGCCGAAGAAGAGGCAAACCTGGCATTAATGAAAGAAGGGACTCCTGCATATGCGGCACAGGCAGGACATATTGAAAAAATATCTTTAGCTTTACAAACGGCAGAGCAAGATTTCAAAAACAATACAGATGCATCAAAAAATTTGGCTAAAACTATCCCTGAGCTGAATAGACAAATATTTATGTTAGGTAATACATTAAGTCCTGCTCAAGAAAATGCTAAGAAATTAACGACGGCACTACAACAAGCTACCTTTGGTGCAAAAGGATTTCTTGATGCTATGAATAAAATGTCACAGTTTAAAACTCCTTTTACAGGAGTACTTGATAATCTTACCGATGTAATCAACGGACTGAATGCTGCAAAAGACGCAGCAGGAAATATGGACGGAGTAATGGAAAAAGATCTTAGAAAGTCAAAGATCTTTGACTCTTTGGAGAAAGTTTTTGGTAAAGATATGTTAAAAGATGTAAAAAGCTGGGACGACTTAATTACTAAAGTTGGGAAAGTAAAAGAGTTCTACAAAACATTATCCGATATAGCAATGACTGAATTAAAAACTCAAAAACAAAAATTTGCTTTAATGAAAGTAGGAGCTACTCCTTTACTTATTAAAGAGATTGCTGAACAAGAAAAATTAGTGCAAAAGCGACATCAAATACGATTGGTTGAAATCGAAATACTAGGAATTATGAAAGCGAAGGGAGAGCTTTCTGAGGATGAAATAAATGTTTATGGAGCACGAATAGGGCATTTACAGGCAGAGTTAACTCTAATGGAGTCTATGAGCACTGAAGCTGCTAAACTTGGTATGGCTATGAAATCAGGGTTTGAATCTAACTTTCAAACTAATCTAGCAGCTTTATTAAAAACTGAGGAAAGTAGTATTAAAGACGCAATGGCAAATATTGCTAAAGGTATGTTAGGCTCCATAGCTGATCAAGCTTCGGAAACTATGACCAAAGCACTTAGTAAAAAACTTTTTGGAGACCCAAAGGATTCTCAAGCAGCAAAGAATGCAAAAATGATTCAGAATGCACATGTTAACGGGATAATGGAGGGGTTTAACAGAGCCAAAACAGCAGGTGGTACAACTGGTGTAGATGGCAAAGGAGCAAAATCTTTATTAACACCTTTAAACGATACAGATACTACAGGTGGTACTACTAAGATTAATCCCGACGCTAAAGATATTTTATCTACAACTGGGACGGATGCGAAGAATCCAAACGCCAATATGATAGAGACACCTGTAAAAGCAAAATTACCACAAGCAGGTGGATTAGCTGGAGTACTAGGCAACTTTACAGAAAGATTAACAGGGCTATTCGATGGAGATGCTCCTTTCTTAACCAAATTAGGAGGTTTATTTACAGGGCTTCTTGGTGATTTTGGTGGTATTTTTAAGAGTCTTTTCTCCGGCTTATCAGGAATATTTGGAGAAGGCGGCTCAGGGTTTGGAGGATTACTTACTTCTGTTGCTGGAATATTCGGCTTCGCAAACGGAGGCATTGTAAAAGGCGGCTTCCGTAAGTATGCAAATGGAGGAATCGCAAAAAGCCCCCATATTGGAATGATCGGAGAAGGTAAGTATAATGAAGCCATAGTTCCATTACCCGACGGAAGATCAATACCTGTTCAAGGAACAGGCATGGGAGCTACTAATAATACTACTGTAAATGTTACTGTAGATAGTAAAGGCGGGGCTCAAACAAGTACTGAATCAGATTCTCAAATGGGGGATCAATTAGGTAAGTTAATTGCTAAAGCAGTTCAGGAAGAATTACATTATCAACAAAGATCAGGCGGTATCCTTAATCCGTATGGAGCAGCATAATGGCTATTGGATTTCAAATTTCCGGTACTGGAATTACAACCGAAACTATAATCCCAGATAAAACCCTAACGCGTAAATCAAAACCTAAAGTTCTGAGCGCAAAATTCGGAGATGGTTACGAGCAGCGTGCAAAAGCCGGCTTAAACTCTATTGAAGAAGATTATGATGTAAATTTTACTAATAGGCCGAAAGCTAGTGCTGACGACCTTGTTAAGTTTTTTGATGGTAAAGCGGGCGTTACAAGTTTTGATTTTACAATTCCAGATACAAATGATACTACAGCCACCGGTGAAAAAACAATAAAAGTAGTGTGCTCAGAGTGGAGTACAACTTATGCAAATGGCGATCATTATAACGTAAGTGCAAAATTTAAGAGAGTATATGCTCCATGACAGAAACAAATTTAATAGTAAAAGATGTACAGAGCTTAGAAGTACCAGAGGCAGTCGTATATTTATTTGAGTTAGAATATACTTCTTCTACTACGCTTTATTTTCACCCAGGTGTTACCCCCAACGTACAAGTAACCAGTGTTAATGGCAGCACTATTAAACTAAATAGGGCTCAAACATTTACTGATAATGCACAGCTAACTTTTACTGGTGTCAATAATAATACTGGAGCAGAGTATACAATAACCGCTAACGTTAATGGAGCTGTAAGTTCTGCTAGTCATTCTGTAAATATAGATGGAGCAAGTACTCCTAGTAGTGCTGACGGAGCTACAGGAACTATAATTCCTGGCATGAAAGTTACAGGAAGTGACATAACTGAGGATGGATATGGCCCAATAGTTTTTGATGGTAATACATATTATGGGTTTCCTATACATGTTACAGGAATTGATATGGCTAATGATGGTGCAATGAACCGTCCTACCCTTACTATGGCAAACGTCGAATCTATACTATTAACGGATTCTACATTTCAAAATGCTTTTAATTCTACAGCCGCAGAAGGAGGTAGTAAATCGGGGCTCAGTGGGTTCACAATAGATAGTTTAATAGGGAAACGAATAGTTCGTAGATCAACATTAGATAAGTATCTTACTATTGATACTGCTACTACAGGTATTAAATCAGTAATAGAATTTCCCAAATCCACATATATTGTAGACAGAGTTGCTAGTAAAGATTCAATTATGGTTACATTTGAATTAGCAGCTCCATATGATTTGGCCGGTATACGAGTTCCTAGAAGAGAAGTTATTGGTAAATACTGTAGCTGGATGTATCAAGGATTAAAAGACTTTACTACTGGATCTAACCTTGCAGGAACAGTACATTGTACTGGAGGAAATTCAACGTTAACAGGAATAAGTACTCAGTTTAGTACAGAAGTAGCAGAAGATGATGAAATAATATTAGATGGGGCATACATTAGGCGAGTAAAACAGGTTAATAGTAATAGTGAATTAGTGGTAAGTAAAGACTTACCAGTAATTTCAAATAGCACTAACCCAGGAGGTAATTACCATGCAGGGCCTGTAACTTACGCAAAAATTACACGGAATAACAAAGGAGCATGCGCTTGGAGAATAAATAGTGTACAAAATATAGGTAGTAAATATAGTAATTTAGATCATTCATTTTTTGTTAATGTTAATGATGAGCCTGTTATTTTTAAGGGACTAACTCACACATACTCCGGAGGAAGCTGGACCATAAGAAATAGTAGTCAGGCCGTTAATGGTTTATACCCAAAACAATGGAGTGGAACCTCAACTCCTGCAACTTCACTATCACTAACAAAAAATGATATAGTTTATACTAATTTTACTCGTGATAGTGGAGATGAGCTATTATGGATTTATTTAGGCGATACTGGAACAGTATCTCAGTATCCCGAAATAGGTAGTTCACTGTGGCAACTTATAAGAACGTATACTAAGTATACGGATAGGGTTTATACTACTAACCCAAATAACGAACCGTTACGAAATGAATATGTAGTTTATCCCGTCTCTGAGTGGAGTACTGATACAAGTATTGATTTAGTAGATGTCTCACGATTATGGAGAAATACATATACAATATCTACTGCTAATGGTATTGCTCCTGCAGAAAATTCAACTTTTTGGCAGCTAGGAGACGTTTGTGGTAAATTATTAAAATCTTGTAAAGCTAGATATCAAGCACAACCACGTTATAATGGAGCAGCAGTTCCTTCAGGTACACAAACAATACCCTCAGTAGAAAAAGATACAAATAGATTATTACCTTTTGGAGGATTTCCGGGAAGCCGAAAGTTTAGATAATGGAGTTTATTGAGAATATTAAAGAACATTTTGAAAAAGAGTACCCAAGAGAAGGATGTGGAGTATTAGCTGTAGTTAAAGGCAAGAAAAAGTGGATACCATGTACCAACGTAGCTAAAGATGATGAAGATTTTTTAATCGATTCACAAGAATATTTAAAATTATTACGAACCACGGATATAGTTGGGATAGTACATAGTCATCCAGATAGGCCGTCAGACCCAACAAAAGTAGATATTGATTATTGTAATGCGTTAGGAATACCTTATTATATTTTTAGTTATCCTGAATTAGATTTAACGGTGGTTGAGCCAGAGAATAAAACTACTGATTTATATGGAAGAGAATATCAGTTTGGTGTTACAGATTGTTTTGAAGCATTAAGAGATTATTTAGCAGCACAAAGTATTAATATTCCACCAAGAGCAATGTTTGAAGATGATTGGTGGGAGAAAGATTTGGATTATTTTACGGAAGAAACAATTAGAGAATGGAATCACGAACCCGTTCCCTTAGATGATCTTCAGCCAAATGATGTTTTAATTTTTCAAATAATGGCAGCAAAGAATAACCATTGTGGAGTGTATATTGGAAATGATATATTTTATCATCATGCAGTACATAGATTATCATGTAGAGAGAGCTTATACCCAATGTGGTATGAGTCATTAACTGGGGCGTATAGATATGTTGCGTAAAGTTTATTTAGAAGGCGAACTTGGTGCTAAATTCGGAAAAAGTTTTAGTGTCAACGCAGAAAATATGCGAGAAGTTTTTGGCTGTTTAGATGCTAACTCAGAAGGATTTAAAAAATACTTAATAGACTGCCATGAAAAGAATATAGGATTCACAATAGATATATCAGATAAATCTATTGAACACGAACCAGAATTATTACTTCCGTTAAAAGATGGAGATGTAGTTATTACTCCAGTTCCAGGAGGTTCAAAAGGTATAGGAAAAATACTAACGGCGATGGCAGTTATGGCACTTGTAGTTATGGCTCCTTATGCTATGGGCCCGGTTGCAACAATGGGAACAACGGCGACGGCCGCAGCAACAGCAGGAACTGCTACCGGTCTAGGAATTGGAGCTGCAGGCATGGCAACCTCCTTTAGCATGGCAGTTGGACAATTAGGATTTGTAGGAGCAATGCAAACAGGTATTGCAGCGGCAGGAATGTGGGGAACTATAGGAATAGGACTTGCAACAAATTTAGCAATGCAGGGCTTAAATAAAATAATGGCTCCAGACCCCGGACAGGATGCAGACCAAGAATCATCTTATATGTTTAATGGAGCAGAGCAGAATATTATTGAAGGAGATCCTGTTCCAGTCTTATATGGACAATTACGGGTTCCAGGACAACCAATAGTTTTTGATACAATCGGAGGCGATGATCCCAATATAATTAGTGGTAATGAAATTAGTTGGATGAGCGAGCAAAATATGATATTTAGAGATCACGGGGAGGCGGATACATAATGGCTACGCCATCGATATATGCTAGAGACAGACGACGTTTTGCATGGGCAAACACCTATAAAGCCAGATTGGGGTTCCGCTGGCAAACAGTATCGGTAACAGATTTAATTTCAGAAGGGCCGGTAGAAGGTCTAGTAAATGTAGAAAGCTCAGTATATTTAGATGGAGACCCCATTCTTGATACGTCTATAGAATCCTCATTTTATGACTCTTCTCTTAGTATTACTGTTAATGGTAATGGGGATAGTGCTAATGCTGCAACTACTGTCTACAAAGGAGGCAATACAACCACATCACAATTTGCAGATATTGGACCCACAAGAGATGGAAAAACTCATAGATTTTTATTTATATACGATCTTTTAAAAAGAACTGATTTAGTTATTAAAAATATCCAACAATCAGGAAATGTTGGATATGGAGGCGCTTATTTAGAGATTCATTCCCCAAATTATGCTTTTTCTGATTCATTACGGCAAGAAAACGGAAGCGTAATTAATGGTCATATAAGAGTTAGAATTTTTAAAGGATTAGAGCTACAAGAATACTATATCGACAGAGTACAAGCTATACAGGGTGGAAAGCATATTGGACCTGCTGGCGGTGTAGCAGATATTACTATAACTAATGAAGGTTCGAGCTATAGTAGTACTCCTAGTGTTACATTTAGTGATCCTCCAAGTGGCGGAACAAAAGCTACAGGAACGCCTGTGCGGGATTCGACCACCCAAAAAGTTACAGGTATTATAATAACTAATCATGGCAAAGGCTATACTTCGGCACCTACTCTTACATTCTCAGGTGGGGGCGGAAGTGGCGCGGCCGGAACGTGTACTTTAAGTACTGGTAGTGGAAATTTTCTAAAGTTAAATCTGCTAGGTACTACAGGAACTGGGTTAGCAGACTTATTTGACCCAGAGACTGATCTTGAGAGACAGGTTACTGGATCCTTTGATATAGCTCTTAAATGCAAACTTAGTGCCACAAAAGTTATAACTGTTGACAATAATGTGTGGGGTGCTGTTATTGGAACCAATAATGCAACCGCAAAGAAATTTTCATTAAGTGGTACTATTGATACAGAAAGAAAAGCACCCAAACACGTTAACAGTAGCGTACAGTTTCGTACTGGAACCCTGACACAACCCCCTTTACGTCAATTAGCAGGAGTAGGAACTTCTAGCTTTGCATTAGAGATGAGTGCTACTAATTCTGGTAATTTTGTGGTTGAAGGAAAACATTATGGGGGTGAAGGGAATAAGTATGGAACTACAAATTATTATAGAAACGATTTTTGTAATCAAACTCCTATAACTGAAACTTTTATCAATGCCACAACTGTAGGTGATGGTAAGAATGATAGTGATGATGACGATAGAATAAACATAGCCTCAAGAAGAATACAGTTTAGTACTTCAGGATTAACTGAAGGACAAATATCTGAAATTGATCAATTACGTGTTCAATGGAGATATCCAGGAGGTTTATATCATACTTCTGGAAGTAAGGGAGATTTTGGAGCAGCCGCAGCACATGAGATACATATATATTTTAAACGTGATGGAGTATGGATGTTATCTGACAAGGAACAATATGTCGTAGAACATTATGTAGACTGGGCTAAAACAAAATCTGCTTTCTCTAAAGGAGCAACAATAGATATTGAGGAATTTCAACCTTTTGAAGATATTATATTTCATTTTACTCGATTGACTCCTACAGGACCAGATAATTCTATCAAAGGCGGCAAGTGGGATGGTAGATATGCTTATGGAGCAAGTACGGGAGGTGCAAGAGAAACAGCCAAAGTTGTATTAGGAGACTCCCAAGAAAATGAACGTGTTGTTGCAGATACTAGTGCTCTAACATCAGTAGTTGCTATAATTAAAGAAAAATTAAACTATCCTCATACTGCGTTAGCGGCTGTTACATTTAATTCTAGAGATTATTCTAATTTACCTACTCGTAACTATGAAGTAAAAGGTAAAAAAGTTAAAATTCCTTCAAACTACACTCCAAGGCATTTAACTGCTGACGGAAAAACCGCTACATATACTAAACTTTGGGATGGAACTTTTAGTGATGAGAATACTACTAATCAGAGCGGACTTGAAAAAGGAGTTTATTATACTGATAATCCTGCATGGGTTTTCTATGATATGCTTATTAATGACAGATATGGATTAGGTAGTTATTTAGAAGTTGTTGATATTGATAAATTTTCTTTATATAAAATAGCAAAATATTGTGATGAATTAGTTCCAGATGGAAAAGGAGGCTCGGAGCCTCGTTTTACTGCAAATCTCTATTTAACAAAAGCCACTGATTCATATAAAGTTTTAAAAGATATTGCTACTATTTTTAGAGGCATGTTGTATTGGGTGAATGGCGAAATTTTAACAATTCAGGATGCTCCTACTGCCCCTGTTTATAATTTCGGGAAAGCAAATATTCTAGATGGAAAGATAAAAACCGAAACTACAGGAAGTAAAACTAGAGCTAATCAAATAATTGTTAGTTGGAACAATCCTGCCTCTGCTTATAAACTAGAGCCTTTAATTGTTGAAGACCGACAGAATATTCTTGAAACTGGACGTATAATAAAAGAGGAAGCAAACGCTTTTGGTTGCATATCAGAGGGGCAAGCAGTCAGATATGGAAGATGGAAACTGTGGACAGCAGTAAATCAAACAGAATTAATAAGTTTTTCTAGTGGACAAAATGCTGCATTTCTTGCTCCTGGAGATGTAATAAACGTTGAAAATAGTGATGATTTTGGCAGTATGCTTAGTGGTAGAGTTTCGTCTGTACAAACAGTTACACTCAGCGGAGTCGATCATAGCAGGGTAACTCTTGATAGAAATATTGCAACAGATTCTAATTATAGCTTTCTTTCTGGAGATACTTATACTTTCTCAGTTTTAGTAGATACTAGAAAAGTTATATTGGCTCAAGAAAGCGCCAGTATTACAAATAATGCGGGTTCTCCTGTTACAACCACTTATACTAGAGGAGACGAAATAGAACAGGCTTGGGTACCTACTGCAACAGATAGTGCTACATTATCTTATACTGATCTTGTAGCTACCACTCTAACGGATGAGGATATAAAGAAACGAATCATAGTAGCACAGACAAAACAAACCGAAGGAGAAAACATACTATTAGAATTAGTAAATGGTTCTAATGTAGAAACTTTAACATTTAATTCAGCAGATATTGATAATACAGGAACTAAAAGTATAATTACTTTTGATGATATGAGTAATACTCAAGATCGTATATTCTCAGGTACTTTTTCAGACGATTCTCTCTGGGCTATAAAACATGTTAAATCAACCGGAGAAGTTGTTGCAGAATCTTATAAAGAGTATAAAATACTAGCAATTTCAGAGAATGATAAGAAAAACTTTGACATTACTGCCGCAGAATATAGTAGTAGTAAGTTTGATGCTGTTGACTTTGACTTTGAATTAGATGTTCCTGATATTGTATATCCTACAGAAGCTTTAGTTTGTCCAAGTCCTGCTTCCTTATACTTATTAAGAGTATCAGTTCCTGGAGGGAATGATGAAATTCGTGCCCAATGGAAACGTCCTGTAAATTCGGATGGAACCTATTATAATGATATGACAGGATATCAGCTAAAAATAGATCCTAATCCTTTACCTAACTCTGATTATATTGAAATTAATAATCCAGAAACGTTATCGACAGATTTATCTTTAGAAAATGGAGGATACTCTATAGCCGTACGAACTGTGGGGGATAGTCGATATAGTTCGTGGACTTATGCTAATATCTTTGTTCGAGATCCTTATGGTGTTAACCCAACTATACCCAGAATTGCAGGAATGGTACTTGGTGCAAAAACAGATTTTGAAGAGTACGCTATAAGTGGGTCTTCCTTTAAATTATTAGAAAGTAATTGGGCTCTTCTTAGTAATGCAGACTATGAAACAGTAGCACTTACTAATCCTAGTAGTAGTACCGCTATTAGTCATTCTCAAGAATTATCTTATATGCAACATGCTGATATTGA